TACCGACAAGCCCTAAGAGATTTACCCCAAACAGCAGACCCACAACTAGATGAACAAGGCAATCTAACCAACGTAACGTGGCCCAGCTATGAGTAATGCACGGAATATAGCGAACTTACCAAACGGAGATGACGCTCCAGTGTATGCGTGTAGGGCATGGGTGAATTTTGATGGAACTTTAACTTTTTCGCCAAACCCCGGAACTAATACAATTAGAAATCACGGGAATATTTCCAGCATTTCTGATGATGGAGGGACAGGCGGAACTTATACGATAAACTTTGATAAGGATATGCCTGACAATGATTACGTTGTTGCTGCTTGTGGTAGACATCAGAATGGAGTCAGTGACAGTGGAATTATCGTAACAGTTCAAACAAGTGACGGGGAGGCTAATGTAACAGCAGGATCTGTTAAAATTACTACAATGAATAGCGCAACAAATCTTACTAATTCACCATTTGTCTCAGTCGCAATTTTTAGGTAAGGAACCAAATGAAACTAGCAATTTTTCCCAATGACGAAGGCACAATCAGTGTGTTAGTACCTGCCCCAAACTGTGGACTTACTTTAGAACAGATCTGTGCTAAAGACGTTCCGACCGGAGTCAAGTACAAAATCATCGACAGTTCAGAACTCCCAGCAGACCGAGAATTTAGGGGGGCGTGGGACTATGATTTCACCAATTCATACGATGGAATAGGCGCATGATAACGATCAATCTGACTAAAGCAAAAGAGATTAAAAAGGACTATCTTCGACAAGAACGCAAGCCTTTGTTAGAGGCTCAAGACGTTGCCTACATGAGAGCGCAGGAAGCTGGCGAAGACACCACTGCCATTGTTGCGGAAAAGGTTCGCTTACGAAACATCACCATGCTCTGTGATACCGCAGAAACCGTGGAAGATTTAAAAGCTATTGACATCAGCGCCTCATGACCACCGCAGCAGAATTAGCATCCTACGCCAGTAGCTTTCCGAGTTTCCGTAATCGGATTATCAATGGGGATATGAGGATTGCTCAAAGAGGAACACCTGGAACAACTCCAAATACTAATAATTATTTATTAGACAGATTTTCGTTAAGTAGATTTGGAGGATACCCAGATAATGCTACTCAATCGCAAGACACAGATTCTCCTTCTGGGCATTTAAAATCTTTAAAATTTATTCGTAATAGTGGTCACACTTTAACTGGAACTAATGGCTCTGCACTTACTTATGCAGTTGAAGGTAATGATATTTATCATTTCAATTGGGGAAGTTTAGCTGCAAAAGCAGTAACATTGTCCTTTTGGGTCAAATCAAATAAAGAAGGAAATTTTCCTTTAATTCTGACTGATTCTAATAGTGCTTATGATATAGGGAAGTTGTATACAATATTAGAACCTAATACTTGGGAACATAAAAAAGTACCTATTGAAGCACCTACTTCTGTAGGGACATTTAATACAGATAATACTGCCGGATTGTATATTTCTTGGGGATTTGGTGCAACTGATTCTTCTAGAATTGCACAAGGCTCAACATGGGGTGCTTCAAATAGTAGTGGTGCGACAAAGTCTATGGTTACTGGGGCATCGACTTCATTGGCTACAGATAGCGGTGCAACCTTCTACATCACCGGAGTCCAGCTTGAACTCGGCACAGTAGCAACCCCATTTGAGCATCGGCCCTATGGGGCAGAGTTGGCGTTGTGTCAAAGGTATTATTACAAGAGTTATAATATTGATGTTGCTCCTGGCACTTCAACAAGTACTGGCGCACATTGGAATGTTACTGTTGCAGGAGTAGGTTGGGTTACTTACCAATTTCCAGTTTCTATGAGAGCAACACCAACTTGTACAGCATATTCAACAAATGGCACGGCTGGGCAATTACATAATACATACTACGGATCTTACACTGCCACTAGTGTGCAAGCTGTTGGTCAAAGTGGTGTTACCATCTCAGGTGGGACTAATTCAAATCAAGGGAATATTGGTCAAATTACAGCAGAAGCAGAGCTTTAATTATGTATAAAAAGTTAATAAATGTATTTAGTGGTGAAGAGCAGCAGTGCATAATGAAAATTTCAAATAAATCATTTATTCCATTCGACCCAGCAAACACAGACTACCAAGAATACCTGCAATGGCTAGCAGAAGGAAACGAACCACTTCCAGCAGATGAACCAGAAGGACAAACAGCATGAGTTACATCGGCAATCAACCAGTACTAAACACCAGTGAGTTCCGAGAGGAGTTTAGCGTTACTACTGCGACTCAGACGGTTTTTAACACCTCTGGGTTCACAGCAAGTGCAAACTCCACCCATTTAGAACTTTATCGAAATGGTGTCCTTCTCAGCAAGGATGACTACTCTCTGGATTCAGATGCAGCAACGATCACGTTGGTTAATGCTGCCGTAGCGGGAGACATCGTAGTTGTCACAGGACGCAGGGATAACACAAAGATCCCTGTGGAGGTGGGAGAGACGGCGGAAGAGATTGTGATGACCAGCGCAACAAACACTGTGAATTCACCTCATGATGTCTCTTCAGCACTAACACATTTGTATCTGAACGGGGTAAAGCTGACTACCACGGGGGCATCGCCTGATGTAACAAGTATTAACCCATCAACGAAGGTCATTACGTTCGCATCCAATCTTGCGATTGGAGATGTAGTCACAATCGTGAGCCGAGTAGCAGTTCCGGTGACTCCGAATAATCAAGTGACCCATTATTCAACCATCAGCAATGACATCACTGTGCCGAGTGGACAAAACGTAGCTTATTTCGGAGATACTACGTTCGCAGGAAATGTAACGGTAAGCGGTGGGAAGATGGTGGTCGCACATGGTGCTGCAAATTTCCAGGGGACTGTGAACGTAACAGGAACCGGATCAATCCTTAACATTGTCTGATTATGAGTAACGCATCATTTCAAATGAATGGGGTCGAAGTATTCTCTGAGAATGCTCAAGTCGTAAGCACTGGTGCAGGGTTTCCTGCTGGGCATGTGATTCAGAAAAAGGCAATAATGGTAGCTGGTGTTGATATTGGAGGGACATATACATCGTTTGAAGGGTTTAGTAATTTTGACATTAGTTTAAATCGGACGAGTAATACTCATGCAATTTATGAAGTATTTGGTTCGGCAGTAAGCACAGAAGCAGCAAGCCGAGCAGTAAATATAGCAGCAAGACGTAGTGATGGAGCAACATATAGCGGAACTAATGAAGTTAATTTACATACCGATTCTGAGGGTAATGGGGAGTATTTTTCAAACTCAGGTGTAGTTAGAGCACCTTTAGCTTTAAAAGCACTTGATACGGTTAATATCAACGGATCTTATACTTACCGCTTTTTTGCAAAAGCAGGTGGGTTAGCTTATTTTTCGTTAAACGGTGGTGGTGACATTTTTGTTTGTATTACTGAATTTATTCCAACGACATAAAATGAATACTAAAGCACAAGCAATATTAACACTAAAACCTGAAATTGAATTTAAGTTTGAAGGACAGAAGTTCACGGCATTAAATGGTTGGGTATTGCCAAGTGAAGCAGAAATCCAAGCAAAAATTGCAGAACTGCAAGCTGCAGAACCTCTACGTTTACTCCGTCAACAACGCAACCAACTGCTCCAGCAAACCGATTGGATGGCAAACTCTGATGTAACGATGTCCGAAGAATGGAGAGTTTATCGACAAGCCCTTAGAGATCTACCAAATACCCAGACACCTTCTTTAGATGAAAACGGACAATTGACCAACATTACATGGCCTGAGAAACCTCAATGAGCGGAACACTACAAGTCGGAGGAGTAACCCTCGCAACCCATACGGAATCACCGAGTACATTGACGTTGGATAGTGGTGTAGCGTTTCCTGCTGGGCATGTCTTGCAAGTTGTTCATACAGAAACAACTGAAACAAATACATTAGACACTACATATACTAATTATTACGAAGTACCACTAACTTTAAAATCTAACTCATCAGATGTTATAGTAAGTTTTACAGTTCAGTGGAATATATCTAATTCAGATTCTGGTTTTGGTCTTCAAATTTACAGAAAAAATAGCACTGGAGTCACCACATCAGATACAGCAGTTTGGACAAAAAATCCTACAAATCCAAGCATTGGGCCATTTACGGAGTACTCTGGTCAAGGTACAATGTACGGAGTCACATCAATTACTGGTAAGGACTCATTAACAGGATTAAATGCTGGAGACACGATATACTATGCTCTGTTTGCAAGAACATTTCAATCTGATGACATAATATATTTCCCAACAGATGCATTTAATACAAGTGATGACGGTTTTTTTAGTTCTTTAATTATGGAAGTCCAAAAATGATTTCAAAAGCACAGGCATTAACTTCACTTGGATTTATTGGTGGATGGAAAATTAAAGAAAATAATATTGAAAAATGGTGGTCTACGAAAACTCAACCAACCGAAGAACAAATCCAAGAAAAGATTGCTGAACTAGAAGCAGCAGAACCTACCAGATTGCTTAGAGTAGAAAGAGATAGACTTATTGCTCTTACCGATTGGCGTTTCCGCAGTGACCTAACTCCATCCCAAGCATGGATTGACTACTGCCAAGCACTTCGTGATCTCCCAGCAAACTCAACTCCTGCATTGGATGAGAACGGACAACTAACAGGCGTTAACTGGCCTACACCACCAGAAAGTGAATAATGAGCGGAACACTGAAAGTAGGTGGCAAAACTCTAGCCACGCATGATACAGCAGCAAATGAAATCAGCTTTCACTCCGATGTGATGGCAACCACTGCTCAAGTCCAAGGTGCGCATACCACATTTAACGGATCTCATTCCGATACTGCAACAACAATAAATCTGGCATCTGTCTCTGGAATTTCAGCAGGGGACTATGTAGTTGGCGAGGGGATTGCGACAGGCACAACGGTTTCATCTGTAGGTGCTAGTTCAGTGGTGATCTCAGCAGGGTTAGATACAGACGGTGTTGGCATTGCTGGTG